ACACCATTGCCCTGACTCGGCAGGAAATTCCACACCGTGGTGTACGTCCCATTTGAATATCCGGATACTGTGTTGTCGATGGTGCCCTGCAGGTTGCTGGCCGGATTGCCGGTACCCCTGCCTGCGCATCCTGTCAGATGGACCCCCATCGGGAAGTGGATATTATCCGCATTCTCCGTAAGCGGACCATCAAACAGGTACAGGCCGCCGAGCCCTTTTGTGCCCAGCGGCATGAGACTATATTCACTGGAGTAAAGGCCAAGGTTATCGTTTGCATCGATCCCGGCCCGGTACGCCAGCGCATTGGTGAGCATGTTGTCACGCTCGATCTGTTTATGCCTTCCGGTCTTATGATCGAAAAGCTCTATCTTCACATGGCCTTTCATCATTCGATTTCTCCTCCTGCATTTTCAGTGATGCTGCCGAATAGCGCCTTCAGTTCAAGATTCACAGATTCTGTGATCTCACAGGCTTCTGATGTTCCGAGAGAAATTGTCGTCTCTGCATCGATCCTGCCGATCATTGCGGCAAGCTCTCCATGTACAAAGTCCTCAACCGTGATCTCGTTTCCGAAGCCCTCCTCGATCTGGCGCACCCGGTTTTCCAGAGAAGCAAGCTGCCTCGCCATAATCGTCAGATCGGATTCCTCTGAAACCTGACAGCTTAAGCTGATTTTTACCTCGTGGACGCCTTCATCACCGCGCTGGATCTCAAACGGCGTTGAAACGGTCAGCGTCGTATTCCCGGACAGCCGCCAGTCCCGGCAGCTGTATATGAGACGATCATCCAGATAGACATTTGCCGTCACAAGGCTGGGCTCGTTCAGGGTATATGCTCCGGTCCAGATGATCTCGCCTCTGGACTTATCCGTCTGGATTTCAAACTGTGTGGCCGTGACGACGGTCTCCGTTTCTTCGATCGCCATATCCGAGGGACTGTAGGCGTCGGACATCCAGAAGGTGGAGGTTCCCTCGATACCCTCGCTCTGGGCCAGCAACCCTTCGATATCCTTTGTGTACCGGCTCTTGGCCTGATTGAGCCTCGGGTTCTCACCGACACACTTGATGCTGTTTTTCCCGTTGATTCGATACACGATCTCCGTGATGCAGGCGATCTCACCACGCGCCTGCCCACCGGACAGGCTGAGGACATCCATCGGATCAATGGCCGGGTCTCCCGGAATCTCCGCCTCAAAGGGTGTATAGGTCGTGGCAGACAGATGATTGATAATCGCCTGCACGGTCTCGCTGCGCTCCGTGGTGGATGCGATCTGTAGAAACGGATTTGTGCCGATGTTATAAATCAGGCCGTCGTCCGGTTCCACCTTGTAATACTCGGTCAGGCCCCCTGCCCGGTAGGTCGCATAGAGCCCGGTATATTTGGTGATGTAATCCGCGATCTTGGAGGAGTACCGCCACGACGCGGGAATATCCATCACCGGTGTATTGGAAAACGGGATGACCACAAGATTGCCCTGACGGTCAATCTGGCAGACGGCACACAGCACCGTCGATACCTGCGCGATCAGATCCCGGTAGGTTTTCACATCATCTGTATTGGTATAGGCCAGCCGCTTGGTCCCGTTTGGCATAGCTGCCACGGCTTCTTCGCTGACACCCAGCGTCACCTTACAGGCATTGCAGGCGAACTGCAGCCATTCATACGGCGTTCTGGTATTGCCGCTGTTGACCATGTTCATTTCGAACTTCAGCATGTAATCATAGGCTTTCAGCTGAAGAACCGTCATCGTCCGCGTTGCCTCGGAGATGACAAACTTGCCCATCGGGATCAGTTCTTCCTCATACTGATGGCCCCAGGTCCTGTCCCGAAGAGAGTCCCAGGTCGAAGGCCGCAGATCGTTCCAGATCCGCATGATCCGGTGCTGGAATCCAAAATAAAGATCGATAACGGCATCATACATGCTGTAGCGGTCTACATTCAGAAATAAGGAAATGTCCAGCTCTGCCGCATAGACCGACCCCATCTCCAGCGAGGTGGAACCGGAGCAGGACCGTGTTAAGGTCCCGCTGCCCTTCACGATATCCTTTTCCGTAAAGTGATAGACCCGTCCGGCAGGCGTCGTGATGGTTCCGTACCATTTGAACTTCCGGGTTTGGCTGCGGATGGCCTCTTTATATTTTTCAGATACCTCATACATCGTTCAGGTCCTCCAAACTGAAGGAAACCATCCACAGACCGCCAGCACTCGTATCGTGTTTCAGGGAGACTTTGAAGCCGTCCATGTACATGATGCCGGAGGAGAGAACCCCGGTTTCCGGGTTCATCCATTCCACATTCAGGTATGGTTCCTTCTTCAGTCTCCTCAGCTTTTTCAGCCAGGTAACCGACACCGGCAGGCTTACAGAAATAGAGGGGACGCCTTCCCGGATCACATCCCGGATGGTCGTCCCCGCTTCCGTCACTCCGCCGCTGTCAGCAATGACATCGCTGTAGTCGACAGAATAGTCATCCTTCTGCACCGGGAGGGCCGTTCCGTTGATCTTCAGATAGGTTTGAAATGTCATGCTCTACCTCCTGACCGCAGCGCCCTCCGCTGCTGTGCTGTAACGATCATTTCATCGATCAGGTTCCCTCCGATATAAACAGGAATGGTGATGTTCCCGCCATCCGCCATCTGCATGTTGTTATTGACCGCGTTCTGGATCATGTCCATCAGGGACGATACCCCGACCACTGCCTCTGGCCCGGCCTCGCCTCCGCCCAGCAGATGATTTCCTGACGCTCCGAAGATCGTCGGGCTGTTCAGGATCATGCCGTTGTTCATCGCCTTCTTGTACCAGTCCACACTGATGTGCGGGATGGAAGGCGGATTCAGACTGAAGGAGCCGGAAATAGAAAAGTGCGGCAACTTGATGTGTGGCAGGCTCCAGCTGAAGTTGAAGATTCCCTTCAGCTTGTTCACGATGCCCTGCACGAAGGACCACACGCCATTGAATACATTGGTGAAGGTGGATTTGATCCCGTTCAGGATACTGCTCACCGTGGACTTCACCGCGTTCAAGCCGGAAGAGACCCCGCTCTTGATGGAATTGATCACGGTCGTGATCGTGGTCTTGATTGCGTTCCATGCCGTGGATGCAGCCGTTTTGACTGCATTGAAAACGGTCGTGGTGACATTCTTTACTTCATTCCATGCGGTAGAAACGGCTGTCTTCACGCCATTTACCACAGTCGTGACAGCGGTTTTGATACCGTTCCAAACCGTAGTCGCGGTCGTCTTTACGGCATTAAAGGCTGTAGAGGTCGCGGTCTTGATCGCTTCCCATGCCGTGGTCACAGCGGTTTTGATACCTGTGATGATCGGGTCCAGCGCAGACTTGATGGCAGTCCATACGGTCGTCACCACGGTTTTTACCGCTTCGAATACCGTGGAAGTCGTGGTCTTCACTGCCTCCCATGCGGTAGTGATTCCGGTCTTGATCGCCTCAAGCGCACCGGAGACCACCGTTTTGATTGCCTCCCACGCTGTCGTTATGATTTCCTTACAGTTCTCCCAGATAAACTGGAAAGGCAGCGTGATGATCGTAAGCGCGGTAGAGAAAAACTCGCCGATTGCCATGATCGCCAGCTGCACCACATTTTTGATGCCTTCCCATGCCGTGGAGACGATTTCCTTCATGCCCTCCCAGATGCCTGAGAAGAAGCTCTTGATTCCTTCCCACAGTCCTTTGAAGAATTCCACAAAGGCATTGAAAGCCTCCGGGATTGTCTGAGTAAAGAAGGTGGCAATCGCCTGCACCACGGCCTGCACCGCAGATTTGATTGCCTCCCACAGATTGATCCAGAACTGCCGGAACTCCTCCGACGTGTTCCAGAAATAGATGAAGGCCGCGACCGCCGCCGCAATTGCAGCAACGATCAGCACGATCGGATTGGCAAGGATCACACCCCAGAGTGCCTGCAGGCCGCCCATGAGCTTGCTGCCGATGCCAATCACGCTCTGCACCCCGGAGACGATCTTCGGAGCCCAGGTCATGATCGTTCCTATGGACGAGATCACCTTTCCGACTACAATCAGCAGCGGTCCCAGCGCAGCAACCACAAGTCCGATCTTCACGATGGTTTCCTGCTGGGCCGGTGTCAGGGCATTAAACTTATCCACGAGGCCCTGGATGAACTCCGCAACCTTCTGGATCGTCGGAGCCAGCGCCTCACCGATGGAAGTGACCAGAACGTCAATGGAGCTCTTCAGTTTTTCCAAAGAACCGCCAAAGCCGCTCATCATGGCCTCAGCCATTTCATCGGTGGTTCCGGCGCAGGTTTCCAGGGATTCATTCAGCTTCCCGACGTCCTCCGGAGCGGTATTGATCAGCGCCAGCCACGGTGCCATCTGGTTCTTTCCGAAGATGGCAGAGGCGGCTGCGATCTGCTCCGATTCGGACAGCTTTCCGAAAGCGTCATGGAGCTCCCGCTGAATGGTGATCGAGTCCTTCATGGTGCCATCGGAATTGGTGACGGAAATACCCAGCTTGTCCATCATCTCCGCGCCCTCTTTCGCGGGAGAGACAAGCCTTGCCAGACCAGTTTTCAGGGAGTTAGCTGCCTTGTCCGCATCGATACCGTTGTTCGCCATGACGCCCATGTACAGAGCTGCATCATTGACGGAGTAACCTGCAGATGAGAAGATCGGCGCTGCCACCGACATGGCGTGGGACAGGCTGTCCACATCAAGCGCAGAGTTATTACAGGCCGCTGCAAACACATCTGCATAATGGCCAGCGTCCTCAAAGCTCCCATGAAAGCCGTTGATCGTAGCGACCAGCCCGGCAGATACCGTATCCAGGTCGCCGCCTTCACCGGCAGCCAGATTCATAGCAGGAGCCAGTGCAGAAGCTGCCTGCTCCGCATCCAGACCGGCGCGGGCAAAGTTGAGTGTCGCGGTCGCGGCGTCCTTCATTCCGAAGGTGGAGTTTGCCGCAGCCTCTTTCATGGCTTTATTCAGGAGCTGCGCTTCCTCCTCGGTATTGCCCATTGTCTTGTTGGTGAGCTGCATGGTCTTATCGACCTCGGCAAAGCTCGCCACTCCCGCTGCGCCGACAGCAGCCAGCGGCAGTGTGACATGAGTCGTCAGGGTCTTCCCGGCGCTCTCCACCTTGCCACCGAACTCCTTCATTTTTTCACCGGCAGCGGCGATTTCCTGTGCCTGCACGGACCCGAAGTTCTTATATTCCTGCTCCAGGCTTTTCAGGCTCTGCTCTGTCTCAGCAATTTCCCGCTGCAGGGCATCGTACTGATCCTTGGAGATCGTACCGTCCTTCAGCGCCTGGTCCGCCTGCTTTGACGCTTCCTTTAGGGTGTCCAGCTTTTCTTTGGTGGCCTTGATCTCTTGCTGGAGCGTCTTGTATTTCTGTGACAGCAGTTCCGTATTGCCAGGGTCCATTTTCAGGAGTTTATTGATATCCTTCAGCTTGGACTCTGTCCCTTTAATTTCCTGATTGACACTCTTGAGGGAGGCTTCCAGCTTCGTGGTATCGCCGCCGATCTCAATGGTTATGCCTTTGATTCTTCCACCCGCCAAAGCTG